GGACATTCTAAATGATCTTCGTAAAATTTAGCATTTTTAACTAAGGATTCTATTTTAGATTTAACCCTTGCCATAGAATGCATATTAGATTGTTTTTTGTCATGCAGATCTTTTAAATCTTTTTCTACTCGATCTATATTCTTATAGTACTCTCTCTGACAATGCTCTATTCTATTTTCTAATTCTATTTTTTCATGATATGCATCGTTTATCTGATTTAGTTTATCTTCTTTAACCTCTTCATTTAGTATTTTAATATCTTTAATATATTTTTTGTGCGTTTCAATTTTATTTTCTTGTATTGATATTTTATAATCTATATCTTTTAATTCTTCTTTTAGCTTATAAACCTCATCTTTCAATATTAAATTCATTTTTGAGAATATATTAATATCTAAAAGATCTTCTATAACATCTCTACGATGACTAGTAGATAATTGCATAAAAGGTATAAAGGAAGAAGAA